CTGGCATTACTTGAATATCTTCTAATCCATAAGCATCTACAATTAATCTACGACCATCTTGTGGTACATTTTGTAAATTAAGCATTGTTGCCATTTTTTGAATATCAGCAAATGAAATTCTGCGAACAGTATTACCAAATCTATTTAATCTAGTTGCTGTTGCTGTTGAATTAATAACTGAATTTGTTGAAGTTATTGTCCAATCCCAAAGAATTTTAGTAGCTGCTATAGTATTTAAAGCATCTGTAGCTTGTTTCATTACTGCTAATGGTTTGTCATAAGCAAATTCTTCAAATTCTACTGGATCTACATAATAAGGTACGAAAGCAAATTGTTCAATTGTATAAGTTTTATCAGTATGAGCCAATGTATTTGGACCCGCTGGTAATGTAACTGGACCTGCAATAGGACCACTTATAACTGCATTAGTTTTCATATCAAATATTGTTACCTCTTCTTGGTAATTAGGTATAACTACTTGTTGATTTGTTACATAGGCACTATCATTCATTGCTCCTGAATAAAATGTGTTATTAGGAAACAATTGTTCTTGAAATATAGATAACCATTTAATTGTGTTTAAAGCCATAATTTAATTTATTTTATTTTTATTTATAATATTCATTAAAAAGTTTGTCATAACGTTCTCTATCTTCATTATACATAAGTTTTAATGCTTCAGGATCGTTTTTTTCGTACCATCTAATGTTTTTTTCTTCTTTTGAAATTTCAGTATTAACTATTTTATCTGTTAATTTAATTTCCGGTTTAGAATTTTTACTTTCTAATCCATCAATTATTAATTTTGCATTATCATAAGTTAATTTAAGGAAATCTTCTTTTTGAGATTCTTTAATTTTAGCTGATTCAATTGCTTCATCTAATAAAGCATTAAATTTTAATTCAGCTTCTGTTTTTGCAATCTCATCTAATTTAGATTTTAAAGATTCAACTTCACTTGTTAAAGTTTCAATTTCTTTATCTTTTAACTCTATATCAGATTTTAATGATTCGTTATCTGAGGTTAAAGTTTCTTTTAAAGTTTCGTTTTCTTTAATAGATACTTTTAATTCAGCAACTTCATTAGTTAATTCTAAAAGTTTACTATTCATATCGTTATTTTTATTTATATTTAATTGTAAAGCATCTTCTATAGATTCAATATTTGAACCTTTATATGACAACTTTATAGCATTTTCATTTGCTGGAAGTGGTGTTACACTCGCTTCTTTTAATATCGATTTAGTTATTACTATTACATCTTCATCATCTACAATATCTTGATAAAATTCTAAAGGTTCTAAACCAACTGAAACATGCTTAATAAGATTCTTTGCAACCTTATTCATAACTTCTTGTGATTTAGGATCAGGATAATCAAATACTGCTGTACCAACTAATTGTTCAACATTTTGTTCATTAATACGAACGTTTTCCCAATGTCCAACAACTTGATTAATATCATGGTTATGTAATAATACAGGATTCTCATTGAATCTTGTTAAATCAATACCGTCTGTTAAAATTATGAATCCTTTAGAATTAATGGATTCATCGCTAAGTACATAATTGTAATACATATTGTTTATTTGTTATTTATAATACGTTAAAGGTGTTCTTATGTTAACCTTTATACTTTTTTTTGTTATTCTTTTTGTTTCGTCCACAGAATGTTGATAATGTAGCATTACAATTTGGACAAACTATTCTTAAATTTTCTATTCTATTATCATTATTTACACCATTAATATGATCAAGTATTAAACTTATTTTTTTACCTAACCAAGTTCCTTTTTGTCCACATATAGAACATTCTGGTTTTAATAGATTTTCTTTATACAAACGATCTTTTAAATGTGTTTTACTGTATTTAGAATTTTTAACTAATATATCTTTTAATTTCCACATTATTTTATATTTATTTCTTTTGCTTGTAATTCACCCTCAAATGGTGGATTAGGAATATAAAATGTTTTAAGTTTAATATCTTCTAATTCAAGTTCTTGATATTTTTTAACTGCAGATAAATCAAACAGCATAAATGATCCATTAATAATTGAATGATGTATTGTTGAATTGTATGTATCTATAGTTACTGAATTTCTACGAAACTCTCCTTGTATATACATTTCATTTTTAAGATCGACAGGTAAGTCTAAAGATGTTACTCTATTTAATGCAATATATATTTTATCTAATAATTCAAGATGTTCTAAACTATTATCTTGCATAATATCATCTCTATCATACCCGTTATAATTATCTGTTCCTATATGTATATTAATATTAACTTTAGAGTATTGTACATTATTTAACAGATCATCAAAATTAATTGGTAATATTTCTATTAATACTGCAGGAGTTGGTATAGAACGATTAGATACATGGTCTTGAAATTGATTATTATATAGAGATATGTATTTTATGTCCTTTACTCTTTCAGTTAAATAATATTGGATTAGTTTATATATGAATCCTATCATTGTATTATTTTTTTATATTTTTATATTTTTTATAATTTTTTAATATTTGTTAATCTTTTTTGTAAATTATTTTATAACATTAAAGTTTAACAGTTATTTAATTATTTAGTTTTGAAAAAGAAAGTAATTATATTTAAGATTTTAAGACATCTATTATAATTTGTTCTATTTCATTCATCATTTCTTGTGTCTCACCCATAAATTGTCTTTGAGGGATATTAATATATTTTTGTTTAGATATTGCCATGTATTTCCAGTCATTATTTTTTGTTTTATAATACTGACTCCAGAAATACTTCCTCATTTTATCAGTAATTTTTATTTTACCTCCATAATTATGTATCGCAGAATAAGGTGTATTAGATTGAATATGTATTTCAGATACTGTTTTTGATACTGTTTTAATAGATCTTTTTAAATCACCTGAATCAACCAAAGTATTTTTATTATTTTTAGATGGTTTCCATTTTTTATTATCAAAAGATTTAGTATCAAAAGATCTCTTAAAATACGCTAATAAATAATCATTAACTTGATCTGTTATATGTTTAACATTATCAAGTATATTATCAAATTGTTTATCCCAACCTTTACTATTATAATTTTGATTCTTCATTAATAGGTATTATATCTGTTTTATCTTCTTTTTTTAGTTCAACTGCATAAGTTTTTTCAATATAATCTTTAGATAATTGTACATGATTCATTAATAAGTTGTCTATTGCTATACGTTCAGTCATTGATATTTGTTCATCTGTATTAAACTTAAATGTTATATTTTTAGGTAATAATTTCAATGCTTGTAATTTAGGTATTAGAACATTATTAATATTATTTGTGATAAATCTTATATCTGCAGATGTCTTAAAATTACTTTGGTTTTGATGTACTTTAGCTCTTGCTTCAGATCCACCAGTTGATCCAGAAGTTAATTCTGTACCGCCTAAGAATAAAGTATTAATTTCATCGTTCATTGATGTTATTAATTCTTTATAAACATTATAAACATCAGATCGTGTTGTTTCCTTAAATTCAAATTCAGTTTGTTTATCTGTAACTGCACGAGCATTCATAGATAAGTTCTGTAAAAAGTTTTCTAATGCTTGTTTTTCAGATTCTAAATTACTGTTTGTTTTTCCTATAATCATAGGAAGTCCAAATACTTCAACAAATTGTGTCCAAGCTATAATTGCAGTTTTCTTAGCAATTGCATATGGAGATATGTTATTAAGTAATCCTAAATCAGTTCTTGTGTGATATACTTCACATAACCATTTATAAACTTTAGGTTCCATATAATCGATACCGTTTTCATATGATTCTGGATTTGATTTAAATGTACCAAATTCAGGAATAACATGTTCACGTGGTATTAATGAAACATTTGTAACATTACCTTTATTAATTCCGTCTATTTGTATTAATGAATGGCCATAAAATATAGATTGCATTGCAAACTTAATATAATTCTCAAACCAATAAGACTTAAATATATTATAAGATCGTTCATGTCTTTTATCTTTATTATTAACTAAATCAAATGGCATTGACAATACACGTTGGATTCTAAGATCCATAGAGTTTTGTATAGTTGCATCTAATGTATATTCGTTATATAATTTTAATAATGGTGTTCTATTAGGATGTTTAATATCTTCTGCTTGATTTAAAGCGTTTCTCCATTTTTTTGTTGTAGATGTAACTCTATAATTATATTTGTGATTAAATTCAAAGAAGTGTTTAGTTTTCTTATTAGAAGGAATACTTGTTTGAATCTCTTTTATTTCTTTTTTATTGAATAATTTTAGTATATTCATATCTTTAATAATTTATTTTGTTTATTACCATTGACTATTAATACGTGTATCTGTATAATAATGATTTTGTTCTTTATACTCCATTGGTTCTTCATTCATTGGGATATCTGGTGTTATTTTACCCATTGATACATCTTTTAAATACTTTAAAGCGTCATCATAACGTTGTTGTATATTATCAGGTACTTCAACATGTGTCATACGAGAAGTTAAATGGTATGATAAAATATCTATTAATAACATAATGATAAATGGGTTTCGTTTTTGTAACGATGCATTTACATCAAATTTAAACCCAATAAATGCATTTACTTGTGATATTGCATAAGATTCTAAACTATCAAGCAATGGATAATTATTTTCAGATAAATCGTTTATAACATTTTCTTTTAATAATGTTTTTAGATCATTTAATGTTATGTATTTCATTTTTATTGTTTTTCTTTATTATAATACGTTTATCATTTAAATTATGTATTAATATCCAAATTTATTTTGATGTTTATAATTAACATAGTTTCCAGTAAATTTATTTTCAGTTCTACATAAATTACATAAAGCTAAACTTATTACTGTATCATCGTGATGAGGAGGTTGTGCTGCGTATTTAATTGTTCGTGTTTTATTATTATATTCATATGTAAATACAGACAGTTCAAAATCTAAATCAGGAAACAATTCTTTACTTGGAATATTAATATTTTGTAATGCTAAATCTTTTATTAAATTTTCAATCATATCTGTTTTAGTTTTATTTGTATTTGTCCATGCAACAAGACTAGAATATTTTGTTTGTAATAAATCAAATACAACATCACCAACACCATTAGTCTCTACATATGTTAATGGATTATATTTATTAAGAACATTTATAAGACTATTAATAATAATATCATATGATGTTTCATTAATTCTATGTATATAAACTACATTATTATTTGAATCCATTATAGTTAATACTGTTGAGTCTACTTTTCCAATATCAATTCCAGCAAAATATTTCATACCATTAATAGGATCACTCCATTTAGTTACTGTTTGATTAATAGAGATATTTTTAAATACTGTACCACCATCATCTATAAATTCTGCTTCATATTCTTGTTTATAAACATTATCTGGTAATACTTTTTTAGCATCTTCAACTTCTTCTGTATCACAATATGGATTATCAGAATAATGCATGAAATAATATTTATAACGTACATTATTAGATTCACCAAGTTTTACAAGATCATAAAATAAATTCTTCCCTTTTGGTGTTGATACTATAATAACTTTAGCATATTTTTTTGCTAATATAGTTGGTTTAATAGCTGTCCATGCATCTTCTTTAAAGAATGAAAACTCATCAAGAAATACATAATCATAAGAACCTCCTCTAATATTATCTGGACGTTCTGCTGATTTAAATGTTATTGCGGTATTGTTATTGAATGTTAAAGACAGTTTAGATTTATTAATAGATTGTATTACTGGTATGTCTCTTAAACTATTTACTATATTACTAAAGAATACACTACCTAAAGAATAAGTTGGTGTAACATACATTATTTGTTTATTAGATTCGGTTAAACCAAAGTATCTTACAAACTCTGCTAATAAATATGATTTACCTGATTGACGTGATGCATTAATAGTAAAGTATTTTGCATTTGAGTTTATTATATCTTTAAATATTTCTTTTTGTTTATTATGTAATATTGCACCTTTAATTTTCATTTATGATATATTCTATTTTATCTCCTGTTATTTTTATTTTAGATTTATCTTCTTGTACAAGATCTGAATACTTTTTACCTAATTTACTATTAAGAATTTTAGTGGCAACTTGTAAGACTATTTTTTCATTTTCAGAATTAAGAAGATCATAATACTTTTGTTCTGCTGTATCAACTAAACGCATTTCAACATCTTCAATAGCTTGAGCAAAGTCAGGATCTTTTTTAACCCAAATATAAAATGAACGATATGTAAATAATCCTTGCATACTTTGTCCTTTATTATACGTTTGTGCATATCTTTCAAGGAATATTCTTTTTTTATCTGGTGTAGTTAACATGATATTTAGTTATTTTTTGGGAGATGCTATACCTCCTTTATACTAATACGTTTAAAGTAGAACGTTTGTTTATTAAGTCGTTTAGTTACTAAATCCATTGAAATATATTTTATGATCTTAATAGGAACTGTTTGGTATATAATATTAGATTCATGTCTTGTTTTTATATCTGATGCTTTGTTGAATGATATATTTAATATTTGTATGTTATTGTCTATCAAATAATTATAAAGGAATTGATTATTTAATATTTCATGTTGGAGTTTATATAATAATTTAGATTTATATCTATTGAGAACTTTTAATGATATATTTAATTTTGTATATATTTCTTTGAGTTTAAGATTTTTTATGAATAGATCTTTAAATATTTCTTGTTCAACACGGGTAAGTTTATTAATAATAGATGTTAAATTTGTCATTAATAGTGTTTCTTGTTCGTTATTATCATATTTTAGTGTTTCAGATGTATTATTTAGTTTATTATAGTTATCTATACGTTTATTATGTGATGTTTGTTTTCGCATTAGATCTATTATATGATTTTGTGTTATTGAGATATAATATGAATAATGAGATCCTTTATTAGGATTGAATGCGTTTTTATTATGTAATTTAATATAAACATCATTAATAATATCTGTTGTCAGATGTACAAACGATTTATATTTTGATTTAATAAAAGGTGGTATTATATGAGATAATGTATCATAAACTTCTGTATTAGACTTGATCATGGTTTATATTTGTTTATATTATATATCAATTATAGATTAACTATTATACAATTTAATGCGTTTTATTGTAATTAATCTTTTTTTATAATAATATATCCAATGTTTATTGCCAATAGAATCAATTATTACACCTTTACTTGTGGCATGCATGATTTTATTATCACCTATATAAATTGCTACATGACCAACTTTATTTGTATTAATATGTGTTGGAATTGAACGTCCAGTAAAAAATAATAAATCTCCTTGTTTAATTTGTTTTAATTGAATTTCTTTTCCTATTAATATTTGTTGTTTAGTTGTTCTTGGTATATTTAATTTATTGTCTTTATATATTTGTTGTATTAAAGCTGAACAATCTAATCCAGTTTTTGTTGAAGTTCCACCATAAACATATTTAACACCTAAATAGTCAAAATTGATGTTTAGATGCGTTTTAATCAACTTTATATTAGATTTGGTATGTTTATATACTTTTTCATTAAATGTTCTTAGATGTAAAAATAAAAACAATACAATTAAAATAAGTTTTTGTTTCATAGTGCAATCAATACGTTTAAAGAGAATAAACAATAATGTTAAAACTTTTTTTTCAACAACATAATACCAATTACAATATTACTAAACATAACTAAAATATTCATTCACATATAATAACAAACAATATAATATAAAACATATAATAACAAACAATATAATATAAAACATATAATAACAAACAATATAATATAAAACATATAAATAAATTAAACTATATAATATGTGGTACCACTTTTTACATAAATAGTTTTAAGACAAAACGTTAGAAGCTTTTTTTTTGGCATACTTTTATTTAATATTTATTTATTTTCAATATTTCAATCTTTTTATATTTTCATTTGTATATATATAATAAAGCAACTATAACACAAACGTATTATAGTTATAAAGCATTTAATGTGGGACTTGATCATCCTAACATTGCTTAATATTAGGGGTTTAAGGTTTGTTACCGTCATTGGATCCCTAATATTATTTTAAATGAAAACAACGAAAAATAAGTACACAATGAAGATAACAATACAAAAATATTTAGTGGACAAAATTAAATCCATTATACTTCCAAAAGGCTTATACAAAGAACCGATTTATCTTTTTATATACACTTTAAATAATAAATACCAAGCAAACAATACAATATTTGGTAGTGATACAAATCATTATATAAATTTACATAGAGATACATTGGATAAAATATTCACTCATAAAAAAAGAACATCATATCTAAATGTATTAAAAGACAATAATATTATTACTGTTTTAAAAAATAATAACAATATAGAATCTTATTCCAATTTTGTTGGCAATATTTATAGTAAGTCATACAAAATAGTATTTAATGATGCTAGTATTGAAGATTTAAAGGAATATATAAGTGTAAATATTAAAAATGATAAAAAACAATTATCAAAAAATTTTTCTAGACCAACAAAAGCAAATTTAAGATTACATTACGAACAATTAAAATCAAAAACATTAGAATTAAATGCTGAAAAATGTTTAAATTGGATTAATAGTAATAAGAATATTTTAAGTAATGATCAAATTAATTGTTTCGTATCTCAAATTAATAATTTCACAAATAAACATATACATATCTCAAAAAAATATAGGATGTATTCAAATATAACAGGTATTAAAAAAGAATTTAGAAGTTATATCACTATTAATGGTGATTCATTAGTTGAAATTGACTTACGTACAAGTCAACCATATTTTTTATCGTATTTAATGTTAATGGATGATAAAAATAACATTGAATATATAAAATTTCATAAAATAATTACAAATGATGATTTATATACATATATTCTTGAGATAAGCGGTTTAAATAAATATAAATATACACGAGATGATATTAAATTACAAATAATGAGGTTACTGTTTTCTGCATCTAATGGAAATTTATTATTTAGTAACGATGAATATAGTAAACATATCATTAATAATATGCATTTTAAAAAAGATATTAAATATTCTAATCATGATAAACAAATAATATATAATAATCAAAAAAAATATAATCAACACGGTTCTTTATGGAGAACTAATAATATAGTTATTGATTTTAAAAAGATATTTAAAGATATATTCCCAGAAGTTTATACTTGGATTCAGAATTTTAAAAATGTTCATAATAAGAATAAACGATTAAATAAGCCAACAATACAATTAAGTGAATTATTAACTAAATATGAATCAGATGTATTTTTTAAAGTAACAACAGATATTTTAAAAGATAATAAATTATATACTGATAATATACCAGTATTATTATGCCATGATGCAATTTATACAACAACAGAACATGTTACATATATATTAAGTGAATTACAAATAGAATTTAAAAAACAAGGATATATAAATCCACAATTAATAATAAATAATAAATAAAATGATAACAAATAACGGAATACAAATTAGTAAGAATGATAATGGATACTTTTTAATAGGATTTATTGATAGTTCGTTATCACATGAAATTACTGTTGATAAAGTAGATATGCAAGAATATCTTAAATACAATAAAATGAAAATGAAAGATATTGGCTTAGGAGATTTGTTTAATTTAGAAAATACAGGCCAGTTTTATTTAAATGAGAAAATTGGCATATATTGCGAGAAGCATGATATTGAATGGGATGAATTATCAGATAAAGAACAAGAATCCTTATTGAAAAAAAATTTGGTATCATTATAGAATAACCCAAAATTCCAACAAAAGCCAATTTGAAGTTTAAAAATAAAATAAATTAAATTAAAATCAAAAATATGAAACTAAAAGAAACAAACAACAGTATGACTACAATGGAAAGTGATTATAAATATGTTATTAAAACTCCAATTGATAATTTCGAGATCTTATTAGTTAATTCACCTCATAAATATATTATTAAAGTACCATATAAAAACGGATTTGAAATATTAACAGCAAATACTTTAAATGAAATAGCAAAGGAATTAAATTTTACAGAAAAAGGTGTACAAGATTTGCTTAATAATAAAATAAAAGACCATTATACATTAAAAAAATAGAAATTATGTTAGAAACATTAGATAATATTGCATATAGTTTTATTAAAGAAGAACAAATGTTAGAAGAGTTTTATGAAGATGCAAAAAGATCACACATAAACAATAAACTATTAATAAATTTTGATTCTTTAACAGATTATACATTAAACACTGAATTTGATTTTGGTGAACCTAAATTTAAAGATAATAATACTATAATAGTACATAAAGACAAAAAAGTTAATAAAAACAATTCTGTGTTCTGATATATAAACTAAAATAATTAATATGGAACTTATAATTAAAAATAAAATCAAAGGAAAATCAATCATATATAGTACTAATATGGATTATGATAAATTTAAACAGTATTTTATTAATATTATTGTTCCACAACATACATCAATTTATCATATTAGTGATTTTAAGATATATATTAAAAGATCTAATAAAGAACTAACATTAATGCGTAAAGAAATTTATAAACGTATGAGAGCAAATGGTGCGTTTAGGAATCCATATAAAAAAGAATCAATTAAAACAGAATTATTTGATTTTATTCACGAAGATGGTACTATAGAATGGGGTATAACATATCAAGATTTTCAACGTAAATACAATCTTTATGGAATATCGGGTTTAATACATAATAGATTTAATCATATTAAAGGATGGACTTTACTTTAAATACAAATGGATATTACAATAACAAATAAATTAAAACAAACAAGTATTAATATAACTACTGATTTATCATTAGATGCATATAAACTGCATTTTAAGACACTTATAACAAAAAGTAATACAAACTACCATTTTAATGATTTTGTTATATTAAAAGCTATAGAATTACAAAATTATATACATTCTCAAAAACGAACATCACTAACATCATTCAAATATCCTAAATTAAAGTTTAAGAAATATAAACCATTTAAATACCCTAAGATTAAAGTTAAAAAGATGTCTAAAAAATATATTTCACAATTAATGATTAACCCATATAAACAAGTTCATAATTTTATACACAGTGATGGTACAGATGAACTTTCTATTTCTGTTGCAGATATGTTACGTAAATATCCTTATATTAGTAGATCTTCTTTATACAGACTTATTAGTGGATACAAAAAATCTCATAAGGGTTGGAAATTATTACCATATTAATACTATTTTTTATCATTTTACTATTTTAATGTTGATATATAATATAAACAATGATAAGTATTATGAAAAAACTACCGATATTTGATAAAGAATTTGAGTTATACTCTTATACTAATAAACATAATATTACATTTTCAATATCATATACAAAATTTGATGATGATTATTCAATAACAATTATTACAGATGATATTCATTATGAACTTGATAGACAAGATTTTATATTATTATTTGGAAACAATTTAGATAATATATCACAAAAAGAATTAAAAGAAACTATACATTATTTAAAAATTATAGATAATCTTGAAATGATATAGTTAAAGTTTTTTGCCACATTATTGATTCATGTATTTTTATATTATTTTTACTTTAACTATTTTAATGAGACCTTAATTCGGTCTCATTTTTTTTATCATTTTACTATTTTAATACTGATATATAAAGTAAAAAAGAACAATGAAAAATATATTAATAGAATCAATAATAGAAGATAAAAAAGCGTATGTATATCTTATTTACAACAAATCATTAAAAACAGCTTATGTAGGTTCATCATGGTTAAATATTTATAACAGATACAATTACAATAAAGAACTTAATCAATTTGATAAAGAACATCACAGTAATTTTGCTTTAGATAATGCATTAATATTAAATGAAATAGGATGGAAATTTAAAATATTACATATAGCAGATTATAAATACGAAATGAAAGCGTTAGAGTTCTTTTATATTGAATTGATTAAGTCTTTAGGATTTAAAATGTATAATAATAGAACAGGTGATTATAATAAATCAATTGAATATATTAAAGAAGATGTAAAATATACAGATAATGAACTATTAGTCATTAATAAAGTTAAAGAATCAATAAAAATGTTCGAAGATAAACAAAATGTAGAATCTAATGATTATATTAAGAAGTTTTATGGATTTCAAATAACAAATCTAAAAAATAGACTTAATTATATGAAAGTAAATAGATGGGCATTAAACAAAATTAAAGACTTAAAAAAAATATAATTACTTTCTTTTTCAAAACTAAATAATTAATAACTTTTAAACCTTTAATGTTATAAAATAATTTACAAAAAAGATTAACAAATATTAAAAAAATTATAAAAATGAAAAAAAATAATAAATTAAATACAACAATCAGTGATAACTTTAAAATATCATCACCAAAATTATTAGAAGAGTTTAATGTGATCAAAGCATATCAACATATAAATGATTTTAATATTAGATTTGATTTTTACTATGACCCTAATAATGAAATAACAGCTATTCATGTTATAACTTATATTCTTGATGATGTATATAATATAACTAAATTCAAACAGTTATTTGGTAATGATCTTTCAATATTAGATGAAGATATATTAACAATAAAGTAATAGATTTTACTGTAATGTTGATTACAATAAAAAATAAAAAATAAAAATAAAAAATAAAAACAAATAAAAAAAGTTGTATATTACAAAAATAGTTATATAATATACAAATAATAATTAATTAACTAAATAATAATAAAATGAAAAAATTAGAAAAAACAATTCTTTACATCGCAGTAATACTTCTTTTAGGAGTATCAATCTACAATTTAATAAAAGTAGATAAGTTACAAAATGAAGTTCACAATATAACAAATATAGTTCCTTGCGATACTATTATTAAAGTTGATTCAATAGAAATTAAAAGACTATATAGAGTTATAGATAGTTTGAAAAATGTTAAAGTATCAATTATTAATGGCAATACTGTAATTACAAAAGTCAAACATGATACTGTGATTGAATATAAAACTAAATATGATACTATATACAGTATAGATGATAAATTGATTAATAAACAAGTTGATCAAATAATTAATATGTTTGCTAAGTATTATTATAAATCAAAATATCCT